TTTCTGGTAAATATTACATCCCTGAAAAAAGTCTCACACTTTAATAAAACGTGGAACAATCAGCAGGCACACTGCCTGCATGATCAATGTTTTCGACACATCCAACGCACCCACCACCGAACCGGTAGAAATAACCGCAGGCGATTACACCGTCTGGAAGCGCACCGATCTCGCCACCGTTTACCCCGTGGCAGAATACAACTTAAGCTACGAGTGCAGAAGTGAAGGCGTGCCAGCCCGGTTGATCTCTATTGCCGCCGTGGCTGATGGTGATGATTACCTGGTCACACTCGCCAGTTCGGTCACTCTTCAATACCTGGTTGCCAATTATCACTGGACGGCCTTTATCACCCGTAAAAGTGATGCCGAAAGAAGTTCAGTCGATACCGGTCGGTTTACGGTCAGTGCCGACAAAGCCACTAATTCAACAAATGATCCAGCCACCTTTGCACAAAAAATGCTCAACAGAATTGAAGAAGCATTGCTGCACCGGGCAGACAATCAACAGCTTGATGTGCTTGCCTACAGTCTAGGGGTAGATTCCAGCGCCACGCGTGATCCTGAAAAATTACTGGTTCATCGGGCTTATTGGCAGCGTGAATTAGTCAAAGCAAACCGAAAAGCCCGTGCCCGGAAAGGCTTAAACCACTCTGCCCAAATAGGGGTTAGATTTTAATGAAACTATTTGGCCTTCAAATTGGTAAGCGCGCGGTTGAGTTTCCTGTGAAACAAAAAAGAGGTCGTCACCCTAAATCAATGGCGCGTGATTTTGCGGCAGCCAATATCGATCGATTAACCGCTAGTTTCACCGGGTCCAGCCTTTCTGCTAATGAAGCTATACGCCGTGATTTGCGGGTTATTCGTGGACGGTCACGCACACTCTGCATGGATAACGACTACGCCCGTAAATTCCTGCAAATGGTCAAAGCCAATGTGATTGGCACCAACGGCATACAACTGCAATGTAAGTTTACGAATGAGCGTGGGCAGGCAGATAACGCCGACAGTGATTATGTCGAAACCGAGTTTAAACAATGGGCTAAACCTCGCAACTGTTCGGCTAATGGTCGCCAGTCATGGGCAGACATTCAACGGCAGGTAATAGAAACCGTTGCTCGTGATGGTGAATGCCTGGTTCAGATGATCAAAATACCGTATGGCCGATATGGGCTGCATTTACGGGTTTTAGAATGTGACCATCTTGATATTGAGTTAAACCGTGAACTGGATGGTGGTCATAAAATTAAAATGGGTATCGAGTCAAATCAGTTTGACCGCCCAATAGCTTATTACCTAAAAACAAAACACCCTGGTGAAATCACTCTGGCAGGTCGTGAAAATGAGCGTGTGCCAGCTTCTGAAATATTACATATATTCATATCAGATCGCCCCGGTCAAATACGCGGCGTTCCCTGGATGCACACAGCCATCAGGCGTTTGAACATGCTTGGGGGTTATGAAATGTCTGAACTGATTGCCGCCCGTGTTGGTGCCAGCAAAATGGGCTTTTATACAAGCCCGGATGGTGATGGCTATATTCCACCTAGTAAAGCGGCCAAAAAATCCCACAATTCCGTTGATAGTAAGGATCAAGATGATTATAGCTTGATAGTGGACGCCGAGCCCGGAACGTTTGAACAGTTACCCAGCGGTATGGGTTTCACATCGTTTGACCCGCAACACCCGACCTCGGCATTTGCAGATTTTACAAAAGCTGTTCTGCGTGGTGCTGCTAGTGGTTTAAATGTGGCCTACAACACACTGGCCAATGATCTCGAAGGGGTTAATTTTTCCAGTATCCGTTCAGGTGTGCTGGAAGAGCGTGAGCAATGGCGAGGACTGCAATCATGGTTAATTGAGCAGCTGCACGAGCCTGTTTATCAAATATGGATTGATGAATTTTTAATGCGTGGATCAAACCCGTTACCCCACAGCAAAATTTACAGTAAATATAATCGAATTGCTTTTCAACCTCGTGGCTGGGATTGGGTTGATCCATTAAAAGACACCAAAGCCAATGCCGAAGGTGTAGCCCTGGGCACCATGACACGCGCCGATATCGCTGCGGCAAAAGGCAAAGATTTACGCGAAATATTCGAGCAACTTCAAAAAGAAAATGAACTGGCCGCAGAGTATGGCCTGACCTTAACCAATACACCAACAACGCCCGAGGGTTTAGACAATGCCGAAACGTAAAAACGAAGCAAAAATGTTGCATCGGTCATTTGACCTGAAGCGAGAATTTATCAATGAAGAAAAGCGCACAGTAGAGCTGGCTTTTTCTTCAGAAACAGACAAGGTCGAGCGGTGGTTCGGCATCGAAATATTAGATCACGGGGCAGGGTCAATCAGGCTTGGTCGCCTGCAGAACAACGCCCCGTTATTAATGGACCATGACATACGTGACCAGATCGGTGTTGTGGAATCCATCTCTATTGACTCTGACCGCGTGGCGCGGGCGGTGGTTCGCTTTGGAAAAAGCAAACGTGCAAAAGAGATATTTACAGATGTGGTCGATGGTATTCGTGGAAAAGTGTCAGTGGGTTACATGATCCACAGTCGCGAAGAAACGGACGAAGGCACCGAGCATAAACCCGTTTACCGGGTAAAAGATTGGGAGCCCTACGAAATCAGCATGGTATCTGTGCCCGCCGATGATTCAGTCGGGGCAGGTCGTCAAGCTGCAAACTTAATTGAAGTCAACGAGGAAAACTCAATGCCTAAAGAAACAGAACAGTCAACGGTTACTGAAACAACCGAACGCGCCCAACCTGTAATTGATGTAAAGGTTGAGATTGAGCAAATCCGCAAAGCAGAATTATTGCGAATTAATGAAATTCAATCCATCGGCAGCACGCGTGGTTTAGATTCACTGGCCAAAACATTCATCGATAATGGTAAGTCATTAGATGAATTTCGAGCCGCTGTTTTAGATTCCATGCCAGAACCAAAAGCAGCCCCAAGCGCAGACGATGCCGAAATCGGTCTAACCGATAGAGAAGCTCGCAGCTTCTCTTTTGTTCGTGCATTAAACGCCCTGGCTAATCCAAACAATGCCGCATTTCAACGTGCAGCGGGTTTTGAATTTGAAGTCAGTGCAGCCGTTGCAGAACGAATGGGTAACACGCCAAAAGGTTTATATGTGCCTCTTGATGTGATGCGTCGTGATTTAACCGTGGCAGGTTCAGCGGGTAACACCGTATCAACCAACGTGCTGGCCGGTTCATTTATCGAGACTCTGGAAAATGCCATGGTCACCAAAGCTCTCGGGGCAACTATCCTGCGTGATTTGGTGGGTAATGTAGCTATTCCACGCATGACAGCCGGTTCAACAGCCTACTGGGTAGCTGAAAATGGTGATATCACTGAAAGCGATCAGACTTTTGATCAGGTCACATTGTCACCTAAAACAGTAGGTGCCATGACTGAAATCAGCCGTAAAACATTACTGCAATCCAGTCTGGACATCGAGGCACTGATCCGTAACGAATTAGCCATGCGTTTAGCTCTGGCTATCGACAGTAAAGCGGTTACGGGTGACGGCACAAGCAACACGCCGACCGGCATCATGAGCACATCGGGTATCGGTTCAAAAACTTTCGCAGCACTAGGCGCACCAACATTCGGCGAAGTGGTCGACGTTGAATCACAAGTGTCTATTGATAACGCGCTAATGGGTAGCCTGTCATATCTCACTACTGCAGCAATGGCGGGTGGCATGAAGCAGAAAGCAAAGGATGCTGGTTCAGGGCGTTTTGTAATTGAAGACGGACAGGCAAACGGTTACCCCGTGGCACTATCCAATACGGTTACAGCCAATAGCCTGCTGTTTGGTAACTGGGCTGATTTGTTAATCGGTTTCTGGGGTGGTCTTGATGTCAACGTCGATACCAGCACCGGATCTGCTTCGGGTCGTGTTCGTGTTGTTTCCCTGCAGGATGTTGATGTGGCTGTTCGCCATGCTCAATCTTTCGCAGTAGGTAACGGCGGGGTTTAATCGGTAAGTCGTAAAAGTTCACCGGGGCGGGATAACAGCCCCGGTGTTTAATAACTAAAAGGTGACAACATGAAAGTTAAAATATTAAAACAATGCATGGTTAAGGGTAAAACCTGCAAAGTAGGCGCGACGCCTGAAGTCAGCGAAAAGGATGCAAAATATTTAATTGCAATTGGCAAGGCAGAGCTGCCAGCAAAGAAAGAAAAACCAGCAGAATAAAATGCCAGTAACAACCACCAAAGACATCCGTGGCCTTGTCGAAAGCACAGACTTTCGCACGGCTGCGGATCTTACCACCGGCAAATCGATCTGGGGCATATTCCTGCACGGGTACAACAACAGTTTCGACATCGATGGTCGTGGTATTACCTTCCGCTGTATGAACGATGATGCCGATCTGGTTTCCATCGGTGACACCATCAATATTGATGGCAGCACGTACACCGTGCGCGAAAAAGAAAAAGGCGACCGAACCAGCGTATTAAACCTGGAGTCCGCATAACATGCACCTGGCCGAACAAATACTGGCACAAATTGAAACCACCTTAACCGGGCTTGCCACCACGGGTGCCAATGTAAGCCGTGCACGGGCCTATAACCTGGCCACCACGCCAGCACTGACCATTGCCCAGGGCACCGATGCCGTGCTCGATGAAAGCAGAAACTTAAACCATGTAACCCGCAGCTTAAGCGTGTTAATTACCAGTCACGTTAAAGCAACAACCAATCTGGAAACAGAACTTAATCAAATTAGAACAGAAATATTCGCAGCCCTTATGGCCGATATTTCACAGGGGTTGGCCTTCGTTATCACCACCGAACTGGTAGAAGATCAGGAACCCGATATTGAATCAACACAAGAACAACCTACAGCCCGCCAGTTGCAAATTTGGCGGATTATTTACCGCCACAGCGGCACATCAACAGAGGCACTATCATGACTAAAAAAGTAATGAAGCCGCAAAACGGCGGACTCGACAAAAACAACCCACGGCAGGCCGACAAACCTG